ACCATTGAAACAGGTTAGTAGACTAGCATCCAAGTGTGTTGGTGAAATGAAAGGTAAATCTTCTGCTGAAAGTGGAAGTGCAGGATATGTTTTATGTGAGGGAGAACGGAAAGGATACAGTTTCTTTTCTATTGACAAAGCATTGCAGGAAGATGCCACATATGGATATGAGCAATTAGCGTTTTTTGATTCTACAAAGATCAATAATTTTGCTGCTGTAGATACACCAAGATTTGTTGAAAGTCATGATATCGTAAAAAAACTGATGGTTGGACAATACAAATCAGCTAACTGGTATTATAATATTATTGATCGCACCCCACACTTCGTAGAATATAGTTACAAGGATAGTAAACTGGATTCTGCAAATGAAGATCAGTATATCCCTAACGACATTGATGAGAAATATTCAAGAATCTTTCTAAATGTTCTTGATGTTGGTGCGATGGCAGAGAAAAAGGCAGAACTGAAAAGCACTGCAGAAACTATTGCTTGGCGACAGGCACATGCGACTGGTAGATTTCAATCTCTTTTTTCTCAGTCCCTGGAGTTGACTGTTCCTATGAACTTGAGTTTAGAAGTTGGAATGATTTTGAAAATGTCATTTCCCCTACTAAATACAGAGTCACCGGGAATGAACCCTTCCTCTGGTAATTACATGGTCTCTAAACTTGCCCATGTATTCGGAGATCCCCGAGGTGATGTTACTGGAATTTCATTAGTTAGAGATTCTTTTGCATTCTACTCCAAATAACTAACATTTTTATTGACAAGGAGAACCCTAATGTCACAACCACGACAGAAAGATCCATCCGATCCACTTTATGATGCAAATGATAAGTGGAATGAGTATAAAGTAGATCTACACTGTAATGAGACACACTCAGATGATGAGTGGGATCCCACCACAGAGGGTAAGATTGCTGATCCAAGGAATCGTCACCAAGATAAAGTTCTAGATGAGTTCTGTGACAATCACCCTGGTTCACCTATGTGTAAAGTATTTGATGACTGAGAATTATGTTTGACGACAGGGGTATTGAATCTAAATTTGCAGGACGCGATGGGTTTCACTGGTTCATTGGACAAGTGCCCATTGATCCTGCATGGAGAGAATTTCCTGGCGACAAACAATCACGTAAGTATGGTTATCGTGCCAAGGTAAGAGTTCTAGGTAAACATCCTTCTACTGATGATGTAAAGGATGAGGAGTTGCCATGGGCACATATTCTTGTTCCTGCTAGTCAGGGTGCAGGTGTAAACTATGCTGGTGTTAGTAACTTTATCCAGGGCGGAGAAACTGTTATCGGTTTCTATGCTGATGGAGAGGATGCTCAGCAACCAATTATTCTAGGTGCTTTATATCAGCACTCTTTGATCAAAGATGCAACAAAATGGGATGATGTTCTAGAAAAAGGAACATCTGGATTTTCTGCTATCACAGTTGATTCTGTGTTAGAAACTGGTGGATCTGAGACATCACTGGGTGCCACTGTACGCCCCACACGTAAGGCGAAACCTGCAACAGTTGGCAGTATTCCTAATAATGATCAAGAAATTGATGATAAAGACGGTAAACCAGTTCAAACTGCCACCCGTCATATTTTAGACAAACCTGTTGAGATTAGGAAAGCAGTCAAATGTGACGTTCCTAAGTCTGCTATGGGTGATGTTGCAAAGACTATGCAGTCTTTCATTGAGGTTATCAAAGGACTAGAACAAAATAAAGAAGGATTTGTTGATCCTATTTTGAATAGGGTAGTCAACATTGATAAGGTTATCGGTGAGGTATCTGACAGAATTTCTGGCAATATGAGTAATGTGATCCGACAAGCACGTAAGGATCTATTTGAAGATATTGATGAGAAAGTTGGGGATGTTCTTACATTCTTGTCTCCTGATAATCTAATCAAAAAATTAGAACTGAAGAAACAAAAGGATATTGCTTATTGTTTGATGGAGAACGTAATCAACGGTCTCCGTGACATGATTGGGGAATTCCTGAAAGGAATGCTTGGAAAGATCATCAACTTCCCACTCTGCGCGGCGGAACAGTTTCTGGGTGGTTTGATCTCCAAAATTACTGACACGATTCAGGGTCTTCTCGGACCAATTTTAGGTGCTATCGGTAAGATGGCAGGCATTGCTCTGGGTAACTTCAGTTCTATCATGAACAAAGCAACTGGTGCTTTGCAGGCAGGTTTGAAGTTGATGGAATGTGAAGGTTCTTCATGTGATCCTCAACCTTTTGATTGGGCAACAAACGTTGGACCTGATCCGAAGAAGGTTTTGGACTTGAAGCGTATGTTGGATGTGGGTGGTTTGATTGATGGTATTGATAAAGGCGTGGAAGGTTTCCTTGAAGACACTTTCCCATTCATGGCTCAGGCAAAGGAAGCAGCAGGCACTATTGATACCCTCAAAGGAACATTAGAAACAGTTGGATCCGCTGGAAAAATTCTGGGTGGTGTAACTGCTAACCTAGCAGGTGGTTGTAATACCAGTGCATTTGAATGTGGACCACCAAGTATTGAACTCTTCGGTGGTGGTGGAATTGGTGCTGTTGCTAAAGCAGTGGTCAACTCTGTTGGTGAAGTTGTTGGTGCAAATATGGAAGATTTGGGATTAGGTTTTGCTGATGTGCCGTTTGTTTCTATCGTAGATCGTTGTAATAATGGTAAGGGTGCCACTGGCACTGCCGTTGTCAAAGATGGGAAAGTTACTAACATCATTATTACTAACCCTGGATCTGGGTATCTTGGTGGTGGAAGTGTTACTGTAGACACTCTCACACCCACTGGTATAGATGGTGATGGTAATGTAATTCAAGAAGTTCTGCAAACTGTTGAACAACGATCTAACAGTGGAACTGCTGATGGCAAGCAAGTTATTGGTCAAGTTGATGGTATCCAAGTTGTCATAACTGGTAATGATTATGAGGAAGGAGACACTATTGTTACTGAAAATGGTGGGGTATTGACTCCTATTATAGAAAATGGTAGAATTCTAGGTGCAACTGGTGTTGTAGACGTTGGGTTAGACAAAATTCCCGCACTAAAAATCAAGTCTAAGACAGGATTTGGTGCGTTTATTAGACCCATAACGACATTCACCAATGTCAAAAAATATGACAAACCTGTTCTTCCGTCTGCTCAGGTTATCACAGTCATTGACTGCCCTAAAGGATACTAATGGCAAAATCTCCACCATATATTGTCAATCATCCTGAAGATGGTTCTTTCCGTATCGGTAAAGAGGAAGATGGAAAGGCAGTAAGAAAGGCACAAATTTGTGCTGCTGCTGGATCTGCTGCATCTTTGAGAATTTTTGAGGACGGTGGATGGGAACTCCGTGCCACTGAAAATGAGCAGGGATCTAATATTCTTCAGACTGGTGCTGGTCCCATCAATATCAAGTCAGATGGTGACGTAAACATTGACTGTAAGGGAACTTTCTCGGTGATGGCAAAGGACATCATCATGAAAGCGACTGATGCAAAGATTGGTGACATATTCTTGCATGCTGAGCATGATATTCATCTTCAGGGAAAGAACTTTGCTAAATTGATTGGGCACAACACCACTGTCACTGCCAATGATAAATTGATTACAAACTCAAAAGGTTTCAATATTATTATTGGAGACATGGTTCGCATCCATGAACCACAATCCAAACTCATTCCCGGTCCTCTTGGGGATTATATCAACTCACTGGTAGAATAATGGCAGGCATTAGAGACATTGAGACGGGTAAAGTCTACATTGGTAGAGAAGATCCCAAAAAACTTGACACTGCTGCTGACACCTTAGATGGTGATTCGCCATTCAATGGCACTCTTGTTGTCACTGGACCAGTAATTGCTGGAAAGCACTCAGGTTATGCAAAAGCAACTGTAAATATTGGCACAGACCTTGATAAATTCAAGTCTGGTGTTTCAGGACGGGCACTCCAGGTTGATGGTGACGTTGAGGTCATTGGCGAAGAAGCAGAAAATGCTGTCTACATTGATGGTGATGTGTATGTCACTGGCAAAGTTGACTGTCTAAACAAGGGCAGACTGGCATCCAGGTTCTCTACAGCAGATGCTCTGGGTAAGTCATTTGACATCCAGCACCCCACAAAGGAAGGTCATCGACTGCGCTATGCATGTGTCGAGGGTCCTGAGGTTGCTGTGTATCATCGTGGCAGACTCACTGGTGAGACTGAAATCCTACTGCCGGAATACTGGGTCAACTTGGTTCATGAGAACAGCATAACTGTCTCCATCACGCCTATTGGAGCACAACAGGACATCATTGTCAAGGACTTCGACAATACTAAAATTGTATTGGAGTCTAGTGTAGACATTGATTGTTTCTACCATGTATATGGTGAGAGGAAGGACATCAACCCTCTTATCATTGACTATGCAGGCAAGACGTGGGAAGACTATCCTGATCCCAACGTGTTTATGGCACCAGATGATGAAGAACGTAATATTTTAGATGAACGTTACCGTGGACCCCAAAACACAATTACAAAGTGACTTTTTTTAGTATTTTTCTTGTTATGACTATGTGGGTTCAAGTCCCACAGTGGTTAGATGATTGGTCACATTGTGCTGTGGATCTGCCTGACAGCAGTTGTCACTGGTATATCGTTAGTCCCGATAGCACTTTCGGTCAAGGATTTGA